CAAGTTAAGTGCATGGCAACGCTACATCAAAGTCAAGAAGAACAAGATATTTTTCAAGAGTGGAAAGCGTAAGGGTCAATTGGATCTAAAACGCATGGGTGTTCAATATCGTAAAGGGAGGAAAAAGTAAATGCCGATTAATGAAATTAGAGATACTATTCAAGGAAGAATTACCTTAGAAGGAGACGGAAGGGGGTACATGACCCGTTGTATCAATCTAAAAGAAGGTTACAGAAATCAAGTCTTGTCTGTAGATGTTTTTAATGACAATGTTAGCCAAGATATTACATACGGCGGCACTCCTAAATGCTATCAATTGTTTGTGTCGCCTTACCCAATTATCCCCACTAACGAAGTAATTGACATTAATTTAGCAACTGTGCCGCCATTTATCCATGCCGGACCTTTAGCGGGAGATGAACAAGTGCTCTATAAGGAATCAGCAATAACTTATTTTATTGGAGAGCCCGAAGGCGTACAATCTGTGGTTCGTAAAAACCAATTCCCTTCAGCCGAAGTAGCCGCGACGCCTACTACTACCTGGTATTCGCCTCATCTCTACATTACTGTACTTTGGTGGGGGACAGGTGGCGAACAAGTAGATGCTAAATTTAGTTTATTCATAAGAGTTAAGCAAACTAAAGTAAACGCAGCCCAGGAAAGCATGGGACAATACAAAGAGTTCTTAGATTCTCAAACTAGATTATTAATGGACACCGCTGTAGTTATGGATCCCGCTTCCGTCTCAGGCTATGTATTCCCTATGTGGAAATACGGCGGAATCAGGCCTGAACTAATGATCAGTGGCACAACTGCACTACGATACTTCAACCGTGTTGCTAGTAATGCAAATCAAGACATGGTGGCGAGAGGAGCACTACAAACAGCATATCAAGATGCAACCACCATGGTTGGATTCGATACTGCATTTGGAGATGCGGCTCTAAATCTGCCCGATTGGATTACCCTCATGGATGTGGCCGGAGTTACCGCTGGTGAATTGCGGCCATATCCGCCCCCACTAAAGTACGCAGACAACGGAAACACTCTAATGTTTTAGATCGGTTCCGGTATCTTAGTAGGGTGTGATTCCCAACCGCAATTATCATCAGTACACATTTTGTTTACAGATGTAATTTTTTTTTGTCCTGGACATATGTAATAATTAGTTACACACTTTTTTCCACAGATAAAACACTTCATTCTTTCAACTCCTCTATTCTATTTACTAAGATAGTTTTCAAAACATCATCTTCAGGAAATCTATTGATAAGTAAAGCCATCAATCTATGGTCCTCAATATCTTTGAAAGAAAAACTTTCTTCCCCATCTAATCGATTTCTAATTGCCTCTTCAATGAATTTAGATCTAGCATTGTTTTTTCTTCTAGATTCCAATTCTCCCACCATTAGATAGGGCAAATAAACCTTAATCTCGACCTTTTTCTTCATTCTTCTTCCTCCAAATTCAATTTCAAAGTCATACGACTTCTAACACATTCGTTATTCATACACCAATAGGTCCATTGTTGCATTGATGATTGCATCAATTTGCTACCGCATCCGCAAGTAATTTCAATTCCATAATTCATTTTCATTCTTCTTCCTCCAAATCTTCAATTTTTTCGATTGGAATTAAATATCCTTTACCATTCTCAAAAAACCATACTTTTTTCATTCTTCTTCCTCCTTTGATTGAGGGCATCCACAGTCGGTAGAACTCCATCGCTGGAAAAAATAATTCCTACAAGCATAACAATACTTGAATCTAGATCTAACTTCAGTAAACACATTAACAATTTCTATGATGTTTTCGGGTAAATCGTTATCGTATTCTGCATAATGTTGCTGTAAAAGCAAGTTTAAACCATTCAAAGTGTGGCTAACTTGCTCTTTTGTCAGGTGTATATACTCGGTTTTTGCTTCTTCTCGGTTCATCTTGCTCCCCTTCAGGCTAAGGGAGGGAGCGCCCCTATATAATATGGTAGGATCAACGGTCAACCGCTCCGCTATTTTGCCCTAACCCACGGTCCACCCGTTCAAGACAAGGATTTACTAAAGTATATTAACTATCAAGTATCAAAAGTAAACTATGGCAAAGAATGCTGGCGATGTAATTTTGAGAGATAGAATGCAATTTGATTTGGATGCCCAAGGCAACCGGACAACTTTGTATGGAAGAATAGATCTTAGTTCCTATGTGAACACAGTTTCACGAGATGGGCTCGCAATAAAGCAAGTCTACTTTCAATTAAGAAATTCGAATTTATCAGGAACAGGAACAGGTTTCCCAAATACTGGTTGTGTGGCTCCTGTAGCCAATGCACTCTCCAATTCTACCACTTCATGTGACTTTGGAGCAATAAAGGTGTACGCAACAACTCGTGCATATGAAAATGCAAACGAAGTTGCTATCGGTTCTCCTGATGTTCTATGTGTCCAGGAGTGGATCTCTGCTGTAGGCCCGGCTAACGCTGGCGGAACTGCGGACAACGGTGCCGCCCTTCTCGTTGAGAAATACTGGTACGGTCCAGAAGACTTGCATCCTGAAGGATACACTGTAGTTTCAGACCTGCTTATCGGCGTTGCCGCTGATACTTGGGACACTGAAGACAACAGTACCCTTGAGTTAGACATTGTCCTTATTGCTGAACCTATTAAGATCAGTACAGAAAGAATGAACGCTATCCTTAGTCAGGCTCAAGACCTTTGAAGGGGGTCTTTAGTTGGTTAAAGGTAAACTAGGTAAAGAGGCTCTCAAGAAACTTAGTAAAACCAAGTTCGCAAGAGGGGCCGGTATTGCCGGAGGTGCAAAAGTTGCAGAAGAGGCAGTTGACAATCCCTACGCTCAAGCGGCTATTGGAGCGGCCGAAGGTGCGGCGCTTGGTGCGGCTCTTGGCCCTTGGGGTGCTGCTGGCGGTGCTGTCGCGGGCGGGCTTCTCGGATTCGTGCTTGCAGATGGTGAGCGAATTGTCCCTATTGATATGATAGCGGTACCGGCTTACCAGTATTCTGCTATGCTTCAGGGAAGAGAACCGACCTTCCAAATCTTTATCAAAGAAGGCGAGTGCATTAAACCAGTCCTACCAACTGATTATCAGGTGGCTGGACAAGTCATAATGGCTGAAGAAGTAGTTGCTCCAAAGCGCAAGTTAAGTGCATGGCAACGCTACATCAAAGTCAAGAAGAACAAGATATTTTTCAAGAGTGGAAAGCGTAAGGGTCAATTGGATCTAAAACGCATGGGTGTTCAATATCGTAAAGGGAGGAA